TGTTTAGCTAATGACACACTTGCTCTTAATTTTGCTAGTTTTTCGTTTTGTGCAAGCTTTTCATCTTGATTTTCTTGGTTCATAAGAGCTTTTGCAGTGTCAAGGTCAATTCTTTCCTGTGCCTCTTCACCTTTTCTCTCGTTTTCTTTAGCTCTTAAGTCAACTTCTCTTGCTTTTAGCTTAATTAATGGGTCACCACTGTACTCACCCATAATTTTTTGCTCTTCATCCATATAATCTTTAGTCATTTCAGCAATAAGTTGTGCTTTTCTTGCATTAACCTTCATTGTTAACGCATTTGCCTGTGCGACTAGCTGTGGATTCTGTGGATTCATTTTTAAAATAGCTTGTATTTGTTGTGCTTGCATTAATTCTTGAGAAAATTCTAATTGAATTTGTTCTTGTGCCATTAAACTAATTCTTTCAAGTATATTTTTTTGTAAAGCAGCCATAACTGCTGGTGAATTTTGTATCATATTTGATTTCATAAAGTTTAAATGTGAATCTATGTGAGCTTTGTGGTCTTGTCCTGGAAATGCTTGGAAAGGTTTCATACCCATTGCAGCAATTTCTTCTAAAGATGGATCTAAAGGTGTAGGAGTTGCGGGTGCAGGTAAAATTGCATTTACATTTTTTACGCCTAGCGCATCATACATAGCTCTGTAGGCTTGATAGATGTCGTGTATCTGTGGATTAGTCTGTGCTAATTGTAATTGTGTTTGTGCCATAGATATTCTTTGTGTTTGTGAAAATATATTTGGATCAGCTACAGGTAAAATATCTACCTTGTCATCAAAGTCTGCAACTTTTACATTTCTTGTAGCACCAGGAACATCGTATGGATATTCTGCTGGTAGATAAGTTTTAAAAACTTCTGATAATAATTTAAACTCTTGTTTTAATCCTACGTACAATCTTTTATGTATCGCAGACATAACTCTTGAACCTCTTTCAAGTAAAGCTACCGTTGTGCCAACTGCAGCTTGTTGGTTCATGTCTCCAACTTGTGAATCTGCAATCGATGCAAATCTTTGTCCTGCATTTACCACAATACCCATCAACTGAAGTAAAGTTGCATCAGGGCCTTTGAAAGGTAGTTGCATAAACTGATCTCTGATGTTCCCACCAGGTGCATCAACATCTCTAAATTCTCCAGGCTGTAATGGTTGTGCATCATCTCTAATTCTTAATCCTCTAGTTTTAAATCCTGCTGGTAAGTTTGCTAAAGTTCCTGCATCAAGTAATTGTCTTAACGCAGCTGTAGCTGTTCTTGTTAAACCACCAATCATGTGAATTAAACCAAAGCCATAAAAACCTGTTCCAGGTAAAAATTTAAATTGTACAAAGTAATCTACTTTTTTCTTTAATGGATCATCTACTCTAAAGTTTCTTCTAATAGATAATATTGTTTGATTATCATCAGCAAACGTTATGATGTATGGTAATTTAATTCCTGTTGGCATACCATTTTCATCTGCATCTTCATAGCCTGTTAGATCTAAATTGGTATGCATTTCATAAAGTGTGTATTGATCTTCTTGACCATCTTTTGAAATACCTTCTAATTGTAATTTCTTTTCTTCTAATTGATTTTCTGTAACAGGTGGTTCGCCTAATTTTACATCTCTGTAAAATCCAGCGACCTGTTGTTTTCTCAATTCGTTACCAGACATTTTGATTACATGAACAATTGCTTCCGCGTCATCTAATGAGGTAGCTGAATACGGAACAATTAAATCTTCTGCTGGTACGAATTTAGAAACGGCTCTACCCAAAAGTTCATCGTAATAAACTTTTTTGAATGTAGAGCCGCTGAGGGGTAGATAGAAAAGCATTTGATCAAACTCTGGTTCATACTCTTTCATCTGATCCATAAGTTGATAATTCATAAAATCTTTAACACGTTTTGATTGTTCTTCTTTAGCGATTGTTACGTCACCTAAAATTTGTGTTCTAACAGGGCCATCACTTGGTAATAATTCTTTGTAAGCTGTAGCTTGAAACTGTGTAACTGCTTCGGCTAATACTGGGTGATTAACACCTGATGCACCTTTGAATGGTTCTGTTCGTCTTTCGTATTTGAAACCTAATAATTCTAAACCTTCTCTGTAAGACTGTTCCCAGTCTCCTCTTGATTCTTTGTATTCTGTGTATTGATCGTAAAGTGTTTGACCTAAAGATTCTAATTCTGCATTTGATATAGAGTCAGCTAAATTCGCAAAGTGTCCATCTGATTGTCGACCAGGGACCGTTGTTGGATCGAAAGTAACTTCAGCTCCACCTGCTTCATCCATTACAATTTCACTTGTGTCAGTTGTAATAACTTCTTCGCCAGGTACGCCTACTTCTTTTTCTTTAAACTCTTCGTCTTTGACTTCTTCAACTGTGTTGGGTAATGCCTTATCTATACTATCTACCATATCCTCTATCCTATTATTAAATTACACCTTTAACTGCAACTATACCCCCATTACGAAAAGAAGTAAAGTCTTGTTGAATTTCATCTTCAGTCATAATCGCTGGAAGACCTGCCATTTCTTTTCTACGAAATTCGGGATCTTCTCTCATACGTTCATTTTTAGCGGCAGTGTCAGCTGATATTTCATAAGCCATATATAAATCTCTTGGATCTGTAATCCCAGCTTGTAAAGCTTTATTTACATCGTATAAACCAATTGCCGTGCCTATCACAGGCAACGCTTTTAATACGGGTTTAGCTGATTTAAAAGCTGTTTTAATTCTAGAGGGTTTAGTTGGTTTTGTATCTTGAAAATAATTTTCAACTATATTTGATTTGTTTGTTTTAGAATCAAAAACAATATTTTCTTTAATACCAAAAGTTGCTCCTCCTGTTTTAAACTGCATGCCAGTTTTTTTTAAAACTTCATCTGCTTGAGCAGCAAACTCTCCAGTAGGATTATTTCTTAAATAAGTTTTAATTAATCCTATTTGTGATGTCATTCTTCCAGGAGCGTTAACAATGTTATTCGGAAAAGCTGTGTTTAATTTTTCTTTTGCTACCTCTGAAATATGTTCTGGTGTATAAAATGTTTTTGTTTTTGCTTTGTCTCTAACTTTTTTTACAAATTCTTTGTCAGAAAGATCTGCGTATTTATTAAATTTAATTGGCTCACCTATCTTTAAACCTGTAGCATCTATATTCATTGAGTATCTAATTTTAGGATCGTTTAATATTTCAGCGTTCGACATTTTTAAGATACCAGCATTTTTATCTTTAATTGTATTTATAACTTTTTTGGTTTGATTTGCTGTTTTCTCCCCTACTTTTTTAAAAGCTTCTGCTTCTCTTTTTTGTCTTCTTCTAGATGCTCTAGTTTTTATTGTTGTAGTTGGATCATCTGCTTTTGGTGTAGGTGATTTAATTGCTTCAGGTCTAAATTTTTCAAAAATTGTTCTAACATTTCTTCTGTCCATTTTTAATTTTTGAGCTATGGCATTTGTAGACATCCCCTTGGATTGAAGTTTTAATACATCTTCGACTTTCTTTTGTCCTCTTGCGTAAGCTGTTCCTAATTTAAATCTATCAGCGGGTATTTCTCCTCGGGATGCTTCGTATGCTTTTATTAAAGCGCTTCTTTTTGAAAGCTCTGTACCAGGTCCTTTTTTACCTCTGACACCGGTTGGTTTTGGTATGTTTAAACCTAGTGCTCTACCTAAATCAGAATAAGTTTTTATTTTTGAGTCTTTTAAAAGTTGATCTATTTTTTTAAATGTTTCCTCTGTATAAGGTATTCTTCTTCTAGCTATATCAACAGCCCTACCCCCAACTTTATAACCCGGTCTTATTCTTTCAAGTATAGATACAAATTCTGACATTATGAATAATCAGAGAAACCTGTTCCAGGTCCTCTTGCTCCTGTGGCTTCATTAACTGATGCACCAAAAGTTCCTGCACCTTCACCTGGACCAGCATCAGAACCCATAGACGCTGCTAAATTTTGTCTTGCTATTCTTGCTACCTCTGCAGCTTTCGCTGCCTCTCTTGCCGCAAAGAAATCTTCAATCGCTTGTTGTCCTCTATCTTTTAATTCTCTTCCTGCTTTCATAAATTGATAAGTTGGTGAGAATTGTTTTATCTTATCAAAGAAACTTATTTCTTCTTCTTTAACAGGTGCACCTCTTTGTAAATTTAACTGAGCCATAGACTCTCTAAAAGTTAAAGGCTCTTTAGGTGCTCTTGGTTGTATAGTTGTTATGCCACCACTATCAGATTCTGGAATAGGTATGATAGGTTTAACTGGATTGATTGCAGCAGGTTGTGGAAGTTGTGTTGTAATTCCTGTGGCTAGTTCTTCTGTCGTAGGCGTTGTAGGTCTATAAGCTTGCATCAGATAATCATCAATACTCATAGAAGATTGTAAAGTTGGATTTGATTCATACACGTTAATTAAGTTTTGTAATTTAGGGTCACGTGGTTGTGGAGTTACATTTCTTCTCACTCTTCCTCCTACAATAAATTTATTTCTTTTTTTAAAATCATCAAAGAGTTGTCTGTTACCAGGTCTTTTAATTTTATCACCGGTTGTTATA